AGGAGCAACAATGGCAACCACAATCGTAACGGGTCGCGATATTACTTTCACGATTTCCGCCGCAAATTACGACGCACAAGCAACGTCAGCAATTCTCACTCTAGAATCAACGATTCAGACTTATCAAACGCTAGATGGTAAGGCTTATTACACCACCGACACACAAGGCACTTTCGATGTTGAAATGTTAGCCGACTGGGGCGTCGCAAGCTCTTTATGTGAAGCTTTATGGACTGCCGCCGCTAGTGCGCCACAAACCGCACTCTCTTGCGTTCTAGTCTCCAAGACTGGCGCTTCATTCGCATTCACAGTTCAACCAATCTTCCCAACAGCGGGCGGAGCGGCTCCAGACGCGCAGACTGTCTCGCTTTCGTTCACTTGCGTTACTACTCCAGTATTAACAATTAGTTAATCTAAGGAATCGGGAGCAAAAATGAGACTAGAAATAAAAATTTCATATCAGGACGGACAAGAGGAGACCTATACCGCCGCTCCGCCAGAGTGGGCGAAATGGGAGAATAAGACTGGATTCACGATCCAACAGGTATCCGAGAAAATCGGAATCTCTGATTTCTTATTCCTTGCGTATCACGCCATGAAGCGAGAGGCGGCTGGTAAGCCAGTCAAGCCGTTCGATATATGGTGCGAGACGGTGGCAGACGTAGAAGCCGCTCCGTCAAACCCAAAAGTTACGCCGTCGGAAGTATGAATCGAATTCTCGTCGAACTAGCAATAGCGACGGGAATCCCGATGGAGTACTGGAAAGACGGCGAATCGATATTGACGGCGATCGAGATACTGGAGAAGCGAAATGGCAAGTGAAGGAATCGCTTTCGATAAGAGCGAACTTCGCGGCGTCATGACCGCATTCAAAGCGATGGAAGAAGAAGGCGTCAAAGAAGCAAAAGATAAATCTGGAGCGCTTGCCGAATATGCTCAAAAGAATATATCTCAGTCGGCTTCCTCTCTTCAATCTTCTAAAGTAGCTTCTCGAATTGCCGACGGTTCCAGAATAAGCAAGTCATCAAAAGTCGGAGAATTATCATACGGATTCGTAGCTCAGAAATTCTCTGGCGGCGGTACTACTCGCGATCTCTGGGGCGGTTCCGAATTTGGATCAAATAAATTCAAACAATTTCCAGTCTGGTCGGGAAGCGAAGGTCGCGGCTCGAAAGGTTGGTTTATCTATCCAACACTTCGCAGAATTCAACCTTATATCGTAAGCGAATGGACTAAGGCTTTCGATCAAATAATAAAGAAGTGGACTTAATATGGCAGACAGTAGAACGCTAAAGTTATCGATTCTCGCTGACATAGATAATCTAAAAAAGAATTTAAGCGCGGGATCAAATGAAGTCGAAGGCTTCGGAACTAAACTAGGCGACTTCTCTAAAAAGGCTGGCTTAGCATTCGCCGCCGCTGGAGCCGCCGCCGCGGTCTACGCTGGAAAGCTTCTAATCGATGGCGTTAAGTCAGCGATAGAAGATGAAGCCGCACAAGCCAAGCTCGCAACGACTCTAAAGAATGTCGCTGGCGCTTCGGATTCGGTCGTCGCTTCTACGGAAGCCTATATTCTCAAAACTTCGCTGGCGACTGGAATAACCGATGATCAACTTCGCCCGAGTCTAGATCGCCTAGTTCGCTCGACTCACGATGTCGCAGAAGCGCAACGCTTACAAACTCTCGCGCTAGATATTGCGGCGGGGTCTGGAAAATCTCTTGAATCCGTAACTGCCGCGCTCGGTCGCGGATTTGATGGGAACACCGCTGGACTGGCAAGACTTGGACTTGGATTATCAGCCGCCGAATTGAAATCAATGACATTCGACTAAGTAACTAAAGCTCTTTCAACTACTTTCGAAGGTCAAGCCGCCGTCGCGGCGGATACGTTTTCAGGCAAAATGGATCGGCTTAATGTCGCCATAAATGAAGGTAAAGAGACGGTCGGCTCATTCGTACTCGACGCAATTACTCCGCTAGTCAGTAACTTAGTAGATAACGTAATTCCAGCCATAGGCGAATGGTCAAGCAAAGTCGGAGAAGATTTACAGCCAGTTATTTCGGCATTCGGCGATTACGTTCAAAACAGTTTAATTCCAGCAATCAAAGCACTATGGGCTTTCTTAAACGATTATTTGATTCCGATATATAAAAACGTATTCGTTCCAGCAATTCAAGGCGCGGTCGCGGCTCTTAACACTATTAAAAAGGCTTTTTCAGATAATTCGGAAGAACTCCAGCCATTCTACGATCTAGTTAAAAAGGTTGCCAATTTCATTCGAGACGTCGCCGCGCCTATCTTAGGCGGTGCTTTCAAAACAAGTCTTTCAGTAATTGCGGGCATAATAAGTGGTCTGGTCAATGGCTTCGGGGATTTAGTCGGTTTCATAAATGGAGCAGTTTCGGCGATGAATAAACTTATCAATCTAATCAAAAACAATCCAATCGTCTCTGGAATTAGCGGAGCCATCTCATCGGTATTCGGCGGCGGGAAAGCGGCTGGCGGAATGGTCGCGGGCGGTACTCCATACGTCGTCGGCGAAAAAGGCGCGGAACTATTCGTTCCACAAACTAGCGGAACAATAATCCCAAATAATCGTCTCGGCGGTGGCAGTAATACCGTCATAAATCTAAACGTCTCTGGCGCTATTGATCCAGAAGGTACAGCTCGAACGATTATCAATACCTTAAACAATTCGTTCTATCGTGGAACGCTCGGCGCTGGAGCGCTAGTAATGCCATGAGCGTATGGAATCCAGTCTGGGCGATTTCGATAAACGGCGTCTCTTATGCCGATTCGGTGTTGGCTAATCTCAAAATTACCAGCGGTCGAACAAATATCTATGAACAAGCACAGGCGGGATACTGTAATTTACAGCTTCTAATCTTTAATCAATCAGCCGTCGCAATCAATATAAACGACTCAGTTACGGTCTCGCTCCAAGATTCTACGGCGGCATTCGTTCCACTATTTGGCGGAACGGTCACAGACTTAGGAATAGCGGTCTCTACGGCTGGTCAAGTGGGATTAGTCCAGACAGTCAATATCACGGCGCTAGGAGCGCTTTCACGGCTTCCAAAAGCCTTAACCGATGGAACACTAACCAGCGCTTACGATGGCACTCAGATTTATCATATTCTTCAAGATTTACTTCTCAATAACTGGAGCGAAGTACCAGCCGCTTATCAATGGAATACTTATGATCCGACCATCACTTGGGCGAACGCAGAAAATGTCGGTCTAGGCGAAATCGATCAACCTGGAAATTATGATCTAGCGGCTCGGACTGCCGATCGAATAGATATTTATTCGCTGGTCTCAGCTCTTGCCACTTCGGGGCTTGGGTATATTTATGAATCCGCAACAGGCGCAATTTCTTACGCCGATTCGACCCATCGTTCCACTTATCTTGCCACTTACGGTTACACCGATGTCTCAGCTAATGACGCTTTAGCTTCTGGAATTCAGATTCAAGCCAGAGCGGGCGACGTTCGAAATGATATAACCATCAAATACGGAACGAATTCATCGAATGAAGTAAGCGATGAGGATACGACTTCAATCGGTATTTATGGGCGTCTAGCTCAAATCATTACGACGACGCTAAAGAATTCTGGAGACGCAACGGCGCAAGCCGCATTCTATTTATTACTTCGGGCTTATCCGCAGTTCATGTTTAATTTCATTACTTTCGAATTAACGAATCCAGAAATAGACGACGCGGACAGAGATTCGCTTATCAATATCTTCATGGGGCTTCCGCTCCGAATCTCCGACCTACCGCTTAATATGCTCAGCCAATTCGCGGGTTTCGTCGAAGGCTGGACAATAACTGCCGCATATAACCAAGTTTCAATCACTCCGATTCTTTCGCCGCTGGCTTATAGCCTTCAAGCGATGAAATGGCAAGATGTGAATGTCGCCGAAGCGTGGAACACGATTTCGGGTACTCTTGACTGGGCAAATGCTCTAGTCGTCGCGTAAAGGAGAATAAATGAGCAATCCAACAAGTAACTTCGGCTGGGTAATGCCGACAAATACTGATCTAGTTACCGATCTTCCCGCAGATTTCGCGGTATTTGGTCAGGCAGTCGATACATCGATGGCTGATTTATTAGGCGGAACGACTGGACAAATACTTGCGAAAGCAAGCGGAACAAATATGGATTTCACTTGGATCGCTAATGATCAAGGCGATATCACAGCCGTATCCACGACGGCTCCGCTTCAAGGTGGCGGAAGCTCTGGCGCTCTTGCGCTTACCGTTGACGCGGCTTCGACAAGCGCTTCGGGAGTGGTTCAATTATCTAATTCGACTTCTACGACTTCGAGTGTATTGGCGGCAACACCGACAGCCGTAAAATCGGCTTATGATTTAGCCGACGCGGCAATAGCAAAGACAACTGTTACGACCGCAGGAGATATTATTTACCGTAACGCGACAGTTCCGACACGTCTTGGAATTGGTACGGCTGGTCAGGTTCTCACAGTCAACAGCGGAGCGACTGCTCCTCAATGGTCTACTTCTTCAAGTGGCGGCTGGACTTCAATCGGTACGGCAACCTTATCTTCATCGGTTACTAGCGTGTCTTTTACTGCAACGGGTTACCAACAAATTTGCTTACAAATGACAAATGTATCTTGCGCGGCTGTCGGTGGACTATTGGTTTATCCAAACGGCGGCACAGCGGCAACTTATATTTATGACGGGTTATATCAAAATAATACAGCGTCGCAAGGTAGAACGTACAAAAATTATATCTATAACGGCGGATTTAACTTACCAACAAGCGGAAATTACACAGCATTGGTTGGCTATTTCGATTTACCCGCAAGCACAACAGCACCTAAACCATTCAGGCTCATTAACGCAATTATGGACGGCGCAGATGTTGGCTATTACGCTTTTAATGGAGTCGTATCAATAGCAACAAGCGCATTAAGTTCGTTCAGCTTTACGCACCAAGGCGGCAATTTTACAGGCGGTTCAGTTACAGTATGGGGGATTAAATAATGGCTAAGATTACAGAGCATAATTTCGATACTGGCGAAAGTATTGAAAGAGATTTAACGGCAGAGGAATCAAAACGATTCCAAGCAGACAAAGATGAAGTCGCTAAAGATAAGCAAGCGGAAATCCATAAATTAGCCGCTAAGCAATCAGCGCAAGCAAAATTAGCCGCGCTTGGATTAACTGAAGAAGAAGTCGCGTCGATTCTTGGTTAGCCTAATCCCACTAGGTACAGCCGCAAAGGTTATTGAAGTCGCCGTCGCGGAAGTTGGCTATGTAGAAAAGCCAGAAAATATAACTAAATATGGCGAATATATGAAAGCCGATGGCTTGCCGTGGTGCGGATCATTCGTTAACTGGTGCTTTAATCAAGCTGGCGTCAAATTG